GATAAGACATAACTCTTTTTGATTGTCTTATGACTTTATCGCCACTAGCTGTAGTTACATTTAAATTAACTGTAGATTTATTAGCAGTATAAGTAACAGTTCCTGATCCAGTTAAAGATTCATCAAAAAGATTATTCTTTGACATTACATTTGTACTATCAAAAATAGTAAATGGATTAGAAACTCTTAGTCTTCCAAATGCATCATAAGCATTTGATCCATCTCCACCACCTATTACTGTAGGTTCTACATTAACATTGTTACAAGAACTCATTAGCAGCCAAACCTCATATTAAACCATGTGAATCTTTGTAACTCTTGTTTTAAATCTTCTTGATAACCAAAGTTAAGTTCATTCTTTAAAGTATCTAAACCTTCTCTTAATTGTCTTTGATTAGACTCAGTATACTCTGGAGTAGGTTCAGGTATTACTGCTGTAATCTTTGCCATTATCTTCTACCTCCTGCATTCACATCTAATCTCAAAGTTCCATATCTCCAAGACTCATTTACTGCATCATTTTCTATTTTTAAACTCACTTGTCTTCCTCTAACTCTTGTGCTTACAAAAGTTGTAGTACTATTACATGTAAATGGACCGGTAATCAATGGTCCGTTAGAATCCGATTGTTCTGTTTCTCCCGGATAGTTTCTAAAAAACATAGTAACTTTTGCGTTACCAGATAAGTTTTTAAAGTCTGGTATAAATCTTGATACTCTCATAATATCTTCACCAGCTCCACCTAAACCTTGTTGTCGATCTAAATCATAATCTCCTGATTGAATGTAAGATGTAATTGCAGTTTCAACACCATTTGCATCTATTTCATTAACACCCGTTTCATGTGCCCAGTATTTACTAGCACCATAAGTATTTGTAGCTCCATTAATTACCGGAAAAGTTGGTGTATTATTTTTATAATACTCTGTCGCATAAGGTAATCCATAAGTATGAGCATCGTTATAAGATGTTCTAGATAAAGACCCTGTTACCCAAGTGTCTTCTATAAAATTATATACTACATTTCTATTAATTTGCTCCGAGCCGCTCGCTGCATAGTACCAGCCTACTTCATTATAGAGTGAGTTATGATAACCATATGTAATTTGATTGGCATCATAATTAATTCCTAAATTATCACCAGATGTTGTAAATACAAAGTCTTCAACAAGGGATGGCAATTGTTTTACTGTACCGTCAAACATAAAGAAGCCTCCACCAAATCCCATCCAAAAGACTGCACCTTGTGCGTAGACTGCTGCATGCTGACCTAAACATCCACAGTTAGAACCTACTTGTCTAAGTGAAAATGTAAACGGCGGACCTACAAACTGTATTTGATATGCTGCTTGATCAGTTAAAACTAGAATATAATCTTTACCTTGAACTGCAGTTATAATTTCATTCCCTTGGTCCAATAAAAATGTACCTGCAGTATTATTTGCAGTAGGTGTATACGTTCCTATTTCTTCTTGATTAGAAAATCTTATAAACATTTTATTTTGTGTAGATGCACTACCAATCGTTGTTTCAGTTCCCATTAAAAATAGATGTCTATCTCTGTCTGATACTAAACTCATTAAAGATGCTGTAGGTGCACCAGAAACAATAGTTGCTCTAGTATCTAAACCACTACTTGGATTCCATGTATACGTTGCTCCATTTCTAACGGTTGCAACAAGAAGCTGGCCATAATTATCGAGTGACCAGGAGCCAGGGTCGAGTGTTACGTTTGTTATCGTAGACTCTTCTCCCCATCCACCAGATGCCCAAGAATCTGTACCCCAACCATAAGCAGGTGTTTGAAATGTTGGACCGATAGTTATGTATTTATTAAATGTTGCAGAACCTTGCGTTGACATTCCTGTGCCAGTTTCATTTGATGCCATTGTGATTGTAAATGTAGAAGTTGTTGGAACGGATATTACTTCAAACACGTTTGTTTCAAAATCAGATGCACTATAACCTGTTTCTCCACCACCAGGTAAGGATACAGATTTAAATTTAAAATAGTCTCCAACCAATAAACCATGAGAAGTTTTATTAACGGTAACGGTTGCAGATCCTGTTGTTGAATCAAATGTACAACCAGTTACGTCAGCTTCAATAGGTGTGATGTCATAGAATCCACCTTCATAATAAATTACTAAAACTCTAGAGGTACCTAAAGCACCATATTTTTTACCAGTTAAATCTGTCCATGTATGTTGATCCCTAACGGGTCCTGCTATTTGTCCGTCAACTAATTGTTGCCAACCTCCTATTTTCTCAGGTTGACCATATCTAAAACGTACATTATCCCCATCTACCCATTGACCTTCTGCTCCGGTCTCTGTGGCTTGTTTGTTAAATCCTGGCTTAAATTGTATTTTCTGAAGCATAGCACCTCATTATATATGCTTTTTATTATTTTGGTAGTACTATATTCCATTCTAGCTTAGATAGCAAATCTTCTAATTGCACTACTTTTAAACTATTATTATTCAGATAAGTATGAAGTTCTTCTACATCCACAATAATATATTGGTCTTTAATATCGTATACTATTTTATCAGCTTTAGTTTTAAAGGATCCACCCTTACTATTATTCTTTAAAGGTCTTAAATCAAACTTAAATTTTTGATTATGCAATATACCTTCTATATCCCAAAGTTCTTTTTCTTTTTGATTAGAAGTAGCTTCTTTTATATCTATAAGTAATTTCTTAAAATTATTCAAAATAATTAAAGTTAATAACTATTCTATAATCTTGATTGGTACAAGTTGTTGATGCATGTTCAGTATTTGCATCAAAAATAACTAGTTTGTTTTTTTCAGACACTACCTTTTTATTGTTTTTAAATAAGGTATAACCATTATTTGTGTTCACATAATAGATAGCAACTTTACAATTTTTTACACTAGGATTTACATCAGCATGCATCTTATGTTTAGTAATTTTACTATCCCTAGGTACTAAGTTTGCTTTAATTCTTACTAGAGAAACTGGTTTTAATATATTTAAAATAGGTTGTAGCAAATCAAATAAACCAGAATTGATTTTAAAGTTACTGTAAAATATGTGATTAAATTGATAATCCTTATCAATACCTTCATTGACTATACCTCTAGTTATAAACCAAGGAAAAACATTTGATGTAAGATTTTTTTCAATATCATCAGCTATTTCTTTTTCTAAAACGTTTTTTATTGTTTTCATTAATATTTACCATCCACATCTTTTATATTAATAAAGCTGTCACTTTCTTTATAACCAATTTTTCCAACAGGGAAAAAATTCATAGCCAAAGAATACCTAGATTCTTTATTTTCACCTGGCAATATCTTATGATATAGATAACTTGGAAATATTATTAGTAAACCATCATAGGGATTAATTGTCCATGCATCAGCATTCCAAAGGTTATGTTCTGATTTTGTTAAATAGATTGATGAAGGTATTCTAAAATTTTTAAATGTTATTCCTCCACACCCTTCTGTTGTTTTTAAATATAAAACTGCACTCATAACAGAATTACCATGATCATGAGGATCAGAAGTTTGTCCATACTGACTTTTAGTAAACCAAGAAGTAGTTAGTTTAAATTTGTTTACATATTTTAAAACATGTTCACAATAATAATTAACATAATTTTCTAACTTTTGTTTTTCAGTTTTAAAAATTTTTCTATCTAAAATATTCAAACTATCACTTTGATCTACTTGATTTTTAAAACTATCAAGTCTGCCTGCTGTTCTATATTTTTCTTTCTCTGCTGCTTTTAATATTTTTTTAATGTTAATATCTGTTTTGATAGAAGCAACAGGTGAGCTAAATATTGGATCTAAATTTATATCTATATTGTTCATTTTTTAATAGTTATTTTTTTACCTTTAAACCACCCTGGAAGTCCTAAACAATATCTTGTGTCAAATTTATTTTCTTTAGAACCTTTTGTTTTAGTATTATTATAATGTAAAAAAACTTGTGCACATTTTTCTCCTGTAAATTCTTCTCTCCAATGTTCTAAATCACACCCTTTATATATTAACATATCACCTGGTTTTAAGTCTATTTTTATGCCCTTAGTGTTATCTGATACATATCCAAAACTTTCATATTTTCCTTTTGTCTTATCAGGTTCTATATAAATAGGCCATGAGTCACCACCTAAATTTATTGTTGTAGATATTTCACAACTAAATCTATCTTTATGTCTTTTAAGAACATCTCCTTTTTTATAAATTCTTGCATATGAATAAGCTTCAGTTAATTTTAAATTGGTATGTTTTTCCATTATTGGTTTTAATTTTTCTAATAAAGTTTCCATAACAATATCTGAATAATGAGAATAAGTATTTGGAATCATTTCATCATCCCAAGTTCCAAAATATTCTGTAAAAGGTGATATGTATTTTGATTCAAATAATATGTTAGCAACTTTTTTCTTATTTAAAAAATATTGATAAATAAAATCTATTAGTTCTTTTGATACAACTTTTTTAACAACACAGTATTTATTTTTTTTAAATGACATATTATTTATAGTAATTAACCGCTGATTTTAAAATTGCTTGACAGTTCCAATGTATAAATCTGAATGGTTCATATCCAGCATCTACAACAAATTCATGTGGTAAATATGAAGGAAAGAAAAACATTTTACCTGGTTTACATTTAAAATTTACTCGATTAGACGCAAAAGTTAATTTAGACATATCTTTTTCAGGTAATGAATTCATTAATTTTCCAGACCTAGGATCTTCAAAAACAGGCATAGAAGTTTTTTCACTAGCTTTTAAAAAATAAAAACCAGACATATGACCATTCCAATGTGTATGTAAACTATGATTACCACCACCTTTTTTAGCAAATTCTTGCACCCACATTTCTGTTAAAAATACTTGATAATCTGTTAAATCATAACCTACTTCTGATAAAAGATTAGCAGAAGTTGCTACAACATAATTTTGTAAATCTCTAAAATTATCATCTCCAATTAAAGTTGTTGAATGAAACACATGTCCGATATCTCCTTTATCTCCAAATTTATTATTTCTTTTATCTAACTTATCTTTGTCTCTTATTTTTGCTTGTTTAATATAAGGATCAGAAGCTTTATTTAATTCTTTAACAAAAGCAGGTTCTTCTGCTAACCATATTGGTGTTATAAAATGATTTTCTACTTTTAATTTTTTTGGATATGTTATTTCTTTTTTCATAATTTATTTAAAAGGATAGCCTAAATTCCAAATAACAAGACTGTACCTTTCTCCTCTCTTTATTGGACATACTCTATGCCATATAAATGAAGGAAATACAACTATAGATCCTTTAGGCAATATTTCTGTACATTTTATTTTTTTATTTTTTGTTGGTATTTGATTTCTAAAATCAAATTCTAATTCACCTCCCTCATAATCTTTTGGATTTGATAAAGAAACAGTGACTGATAATTTTCTTATTTTATTATGAAAAGGGTCATTAGGATTTTCTCTTTTATAAGGTCTATCCCAACCATCATTGTGCCAATCATAAAATTGATTTTTACTATATTTTGTAAATTGACAAGATTCAGAATGATCATAATGAAAATTCCATCCTGCGTTTTTATTTGCTATTCTAACATAAGGATGAATTTCTTTGTATATCCAAGTATCTTCTAACCAAACTATATTTGAATCTCTTGTTTTTTTTAAATCTTTAACTTCTTTGTTAGATAATTCTCTACCTTGATAAGGACCAGTAACAGCTAATTTTTGTTTTTTTAAATTACCATATTTAACAATATCATCACAAATTCTTTCAGGAACTGCTGATTTGAAATACCAATAATAATGTTGTAAATTCATATCCTTTATAAAAGGATAAATATCATTTTAGATTAAATAGTCAATATTTAGGCTTGTACCCAAGAAGAGCCATTCCAACTATATATAGTTGGATTTTCGGAAGTATCATCTGATCTAATTGCTTCCCAGCCTTTAGTATTATCTGCTTGATGTGCAGATTCATTCCAACTGCATGCATAAAATGTATTTTCATCTATAAATAGTTGATCTTCTGTTGGTCTTGCAATTGGAGGTTGCCAATCATCATTGTCATCTAAAGACCAAGAAGAATATGGTTGATTTTCTATAAATATATCTTTTTCAGGATTATATGTATAATTAATACCTGCATATTGTTTTCTTTGTGAACCATCTTTATAAGTTTGTTTCCATGTTCCACCCAAAGCATTTGCAGCCCATGCTTCTTTATCTGCAATATCATCACCTACTTTTAAAACTCTTAGGACTACATTGTTTGAATCTATTTCTGCTACATATGCCATATTATGATACCGTTAAAGTTCCTGTTACATTAAATGTTGCTACCTTACAACCACCTGGAGTTGTTGTAACTGAATTACATCCTGGTGCTACACTTACACCAGCACAACCTGGAAATCTTAAAATAACTCTTCCGTCTCCACCTGTTGCTCCTGGTCCACCACCTGAAACACCCGAAACTCCTCCTGAGCCTCCGCCGCCTCCGCCAAGGCCGTCTGTTCCTGGAGTTCCAGATAAACCTGGTCCTGATGGTGCTCCTGGTCCACCACCACCTGATCCGCCAGTTCCTCCTCCAGATCCTGAAGGTCCGTGTGAACCTCCGCCTCCACCGCCACCATAAGTGACAGATGAACCAGATATTGAATTTGATTTACCATTTCCTCCAGACTGACCTGAACCTGCAGCATTGGCACCACCGCCACCGCCGGCTTTTAGTCCAAAACCTGGAGCTGCGTTATTTCCTTGAGGAGGACTTACTGGTGGTACATTACCTGATCCTCCTGTTCCACCTGGGTTAGGTGAACCACCTCCACCAGAACCTCCATCTAAACCTGGTACGTTACAGTTGGAACCACCTCCACCGCCTCCGGCAGATGTTATACATAAACCTACTAATACAGAATCATTTCCAGGATTACCATTACCACTTCCACCACTAGCTCCTCCAGAGCCAACAGTAATTGTGTGACAGCCTACTTCATAACAAACAGCAGCTACACATGCATCACCAAATGATGTTCTGTAACCACCTGCACCGCCTCCGGCTCCTTTATTTCCACCACCGGCTCCTCCGCCAGCAAGAACTAAATAGTCAGCAGCAAATATTTTTTTACCACCACGACCATAGCCGCCTTTTCCACCAGCTGCGAATGAACCTAATATCGGCATCTTTCTTTAATCCTCCTATTATGCAAACTGTGTTTGCGCTGCTAATACTGTAAAAGTAGATGAAGCTGTTTTAATAGCTGTGAATGTGTACACATCATTTGAGTCAGTATTACCACTAGTTGGTGCAGATCCACCTTGCCATACTGGGGTTACTGTAGTTCCATCAACTTGTACTGTAGTATTATAATAAGCTGTTCCACCTTGACTTGAGATGTATGCAACTGTGATTGATTCACCTGTGTCCATAGAAGCATCTAAAGAATTTGAACCATCACCTCTTAAATTAACTGTAAAGTTTGCAGAAGCATCTGCAGTATCTAATCTTACTGCTTGAGTATTTGTATCAATATTAACGTTTGATGTAAATGTACCATTAACTTCTACTTTTTCTGCAAGACCTTGAATTTTACCATTACCATTTAATGTAACTCTTCCAATTCCTTTTGGAGTTAAGTTCATGTCAATGTTTGTATCATCACCAGTTGCAGATAATGCTGGAGCATTTCCAGTTGCTGCATTGGCCATTGTAAATTCGTTTACTGCTGAAGCAGTTTTTGAAAAAGTTAATTGTTGTAAACCAGAATCATC